CCTATCTCATCATCTTGGTGTTCAAACTTGCATGAGCTCATTTGCTGTGCTCCTGGTTGCAATCCAACAATTCTCCTCGCTTGTGCCTCATCAATGGTTGGAAATGATGCCAAGACAATGCTCAATGCACTCTCGCTGGTCAATACTCCTTCTTTAATCTTAGCAACCACATCAATAAGTGATGCAATCTGAGCTCCATTCAATGCTGATTTTGCAACATCAATTGGTGCCTCTGATGTTGGTTGATCAATGGCTGTTGGTTGTGCTGCCACTGGTGCAGTCTCAGTTGTTCCGATTGGTTTAACATCTCTTAGCTTAACTGTTCCAACATCACCAGACAATTTAATCATTTCGTTTAACATCCACTCAAGCCTTCTTTGTCTTGTGTCAACATAAGTCTTTTTGAATATTTCGAATAACTCAGCTGATTCAGCCGCATTGAATGATCCTTCAGGAGCAACTCCAAACAAAGATGGAGAGACAACCGCATGAGCAACAAGGATGTTTTGTTGTACGCTTGACTCAAGAGATTCATATCTCTTATCCAAGTCATTTCCAGTCAGACTCTCAACTCTGGGAGCTTGATCTGCTGATGGTGCAAATGTGATGATGATATCACCTGAATTCTCAATGTTGGATGCTGGTCCTTTAATTTGATTCTTGAATGACTCAGCTTCCTCTTGAGTTTCTGGAAAGCCATCCATGAAAGTGATCATAGTTCCTGACTTAAATCCATTCTGTAATTCATACATGTGGAATTTAGAGATGTCAACATCAGTCTGAATTGCTGTGACTCCTCCATTGTAAGGTGGCTTTGGATAGACTCCTTGCTCTTTACGTCCTTTCTTAGCTGGATCCTTATAATACATAACAAATGATCCGACCTTATTATTCTCATCAAGAGCTGGGATAGTTCTGAGATTTGTTTTCTCAGCTGATTGCTGTTGAACAGTCCAGTCATCTGATAGATAGTACATTCTTTCATCCGCTGATATTCTTATCATATCAATGGCAAGATACTCCCATCTGACAACTCTTGTCCCTTCCTTATTCCAGGTCCCTTTGACTGCGAATGCACCAAACAACTCATAATCAAATGCCAATTGCTCAACAATCTCATTCATATTGAAATCAGAATAAGGATTGGCAATGAATCTTGCAAGCTCTCCAGATACAACCTCAAGACCTCCACCAGCAATGTAATGCGTTTTGTTCTTTATGATACCTTGGTGCCAGGCTGATCCATTGTAAAGATCCACTAAAAAATAACTATAGTCATTCTTTTTTCCCCACTTAATAAAGCCAAGCATTCTATCTTGCTCCTCAATTGGAAGGACAAAATCCTTTCTGAATGACATTGATTCAAGTTTCTTATTCATAAATGTTAAATGTTATATTTGTTGAGAATTCTGTGGAAGGTGAGTCAATCTCAAATACATGAGCTCTACCCTCCTCAACCAAGCCATCTGACAATTCTGGATCAAGATTGGTTGATGATGTTTGCTGATAGATTCTATATGTGTAGTAACCATCATAATCAAAGGTAACATCAACCCCATCCACAAGCAAAAATTCATCATATCTGGATGTCCCTGTGCTGATATTAGTCAGGATGCAATAGTATTTTAAGAATGATTGTTCATGCTCAAATACAAATAAATAGTAAACTGGACTAACTGTTGTTAATTCCGTTACTGTTACTATCAGATTTGAAGATGTTGCCTTCTGTATTCTCAGCATTTTTAATTAGTTTAGGTTTTCTTTTTTCAAATATGTGAAGGAATCCAAGAGATACATAATATTCCTCTTGACCTCTCTTAATATCAACCCATTTACTCAATAGATTTGACCATTGTTTTGTTCCAATAAACTTTGCTTTTATTTCCATGGTTTCAAATATACAAAAAAAGGAGGGACACTGCCCTCCCTTTATGATAAGAGTTTATTCAATTTTTAAATTGATGGAGATTGCTGTGCTAACAATGATAAGTAAACAGATCCAAGAACATCTGGCACTGGATCATTTTCTAATCCACCCATGATGATATCATGACCTAATCTGTCAGACTTCAATACTCCAGATCCATAGGCGGAAGCTTCAGCAATCTGAAGACCTTCACCGAATCCAAGAGCAACAACAGTCCCATCAGCTTTCTCAACAAGAGCAACAACCTCATTCTGTCCAAGCAAGTGAATCTCTGATCTCAACTCCTTTGTATCTGATGCTAAGATCATTGTCAAAGTTTGTTCATACCAAAGTGTTCCATTTCCTTTGTTAACTCGGATTGGTGCAGTGTAGCTTGATAAGTTAGATTTCAACTTGTACAAAAACACTTCACCAGTTACAGTCAAAGCAGTGATCTCATTGTCAAGAACTGTGGATGCAGAAACATTTCCTAATGGAAATATCATCACTGATTTGATTCCACCCTTTCCATTGGTACAAGTTCTATCATTGTAGCCAAGAGTCATATTACAAGACATAAGATATTTTTTTTTAATGTTTATAAAATAGGGAGCAGTTGCCCACTCCCTTGTTAATTTTTAGTTAGGTGAACCAGTTCCATTCCACACTCCGATTTGGCTCAAGAAAGGTACCTGAACACCAGCTCTGAACTTAGAACGTAGGTAAATCACATCATCATCTTGAGAATACCACAAATCAAAGTTTTCAAAGTCTGAACTTAAGTCAGTTCCGAATACAAATTGAGATGCTCTACCAGTGTAGATGTTATCAAGACCATTCAATCCGTTAACTTTAACAATTCTCATGTTTGTTCCTGGAAGGATCAACTCATTCAAGTCACCAATGTTAGCTGGATTGTAGTGGAATAAGTTATCATCAACCAAGTTCTTAGTCAAGAAATTAAAGTTCTCACGACCAGTGAAACAGATAAAGTCATTAGCCTCAGCAACATTTGCTGGAGTATTAACGAAACACTCATAGAAAACATCAAACGCATTTGTAGCAGAGATTGATGCAGTTGAAGATGTATTCAATTGAACACAACCATTTGCAACAGTTAAGAACTGACGGAATCCGTTCATCTTAGCCAAGTTACCTGATCCAGTAGCTTTGTTACCTTTCCAGATTAACTTGTCTAATTCAAATGAATGTAATTGCAATAAGTAGTTGATGATTTGAGCTTCAAATGGAAGAGTCTTATCTTCAGCCATAGCTCCTGGACGTAAACCTAATTGAGTCCAAAAACCATCAAGATCTTTTTGACAGAAAGATTTCATATAACCAAGAGTCTCAACTGCAATTGCACGATCAGTGAATACAGTATCTCCATCTGGAGTCATTGTACAATCACCATCTTGGTAAACAATTGAATCATCCATCAATTTCAATTCTTGAGATCCCTTGATCCCTTGTTGAATTGATACATATTGTAATGTGCGAGCTTCAGTAACTGACTTAACAATTAAGTCCTCTCTTTGCTCATCAACATAAGCTGCAAGACCAGATACATCCCAGTCGAATTTTGTGCGTAGATATTTTTTTAACGACATTTTATTTATACTTTAGAATTTTTCAAAAACATTTGTCTGGCTGTCAAGTTGCCAACTTTGCTGAATTTCTCAGCCTCTTTGGTTTGTACTGATGGTTGAGCTTTGAAAGTCTCGAAATCACTTTTCAATGAACTCAACTCATTAACCAATGTTGTGTTATTCTCTGCAATAGCTTTTGTCATTTCTGCTAAGCCTTCGACAGCTTTTGAGAATGATTCTAACTTTGCATTTATAATTGATTCAACTTTCTCTGCACTCATTGATTGTTCAACTGGCATTGTAGTCTCTTCATTTATCTTAGCTATCACAGCAGATGCTACATCATAAGCAACTCCCATCTCAAGTCCTAATCTTTCAGCAATCACCTCGGTGATATCTTCCAATACTTGTGGTAACATCTCAGCAGAGATTGCTTGAAAGTCAGAGCTTGTCTCTTCGACAGCAACCTCTCCCTCTCCTTCATTCTCTCTCTCATCAATGATCTCTGTGATGATACCTTCAGCATCAACAACAATAGATACACCAGCAAGATCACCAGACAATGAATGTGTGCCTTCTGGAGCTGGAATTCTTTCACCATCAGCAACAACAAAAACTGGCATACCTACCTCAAGAGCATCATATTCAACTATGGTTGTTCCATCAGCAAGAGTTGCCTGTTCAAATGTGTCAACTGACTTAGAGAATTGTGCTTTCATTTCAGCAATCAATTCTTT